TTGCAATTCCAAGACTACAAGGCGGAGAAAAAGACGAGCCTACTTTAATTGACTTCAATAACAACCTTCCCGACTTTGAAGCAGTGCGCAACTCTTTACGTACCGCTATTGCTGCGTTTTATGGAGTTTCACCAATCATGATGGGAGACACTAGTACCGGGTCGGGTCTTCATAATGAGTCGCTTCAAATTACCGTTTCTAATCGCCGTGTAGAAACTAACCAGGCGACTTATCATAACAAGTTATTCCCTTGGATGCTTGAAGTTATGGGAGTTACTGACTTTAAGATCAAACTACTACCAAGCGAAGAGAAAGACGAAATGGCAGACTTGCAACGCGATCAACTAAAAATACAAAACGCGCAAACAATGAAAAACATGGGCTTTAAGGTAGAGATAAAACAAGGCGACGAGTTGGAGTTTAAATATTCAAAAGCACCAGAAACTGTCGCGGTAAGTCAAAGCGAGTTATTGCCTCTTTCTACGCCTGATGATCCGCGGCAGTCTGGTTCACCGGATAAAGTTTTTGGGGATTATAGGAAGTCAGATGATGTGCAAAAGTCGTTTGCTTCGGTTCAGAGTAATAAGCTTGAAGATGAGTTTGACGGGATTATAAAAAAAGAGTTCGCCTCTTTGAAGGGGCAGACAAAGGCGCAGTTAAAGAAGGCGGCTAAGAGTGCTTCGTTGCAGTTGTCTATTAAGGCTAAGGATTTAACGGAAGAGCGGCTTAAGGATTTCTACAAGCAGCAATTAACATCATTAGCTAAAAGAAGCTTAGAGCTTACCGCGCAAAGCGAAAACAACCTAAACAGTGTATTCGGCTCTAATATCTTCACGCAGGCTTACGCTGGACTCGATGAAAACATTTCAAAGCGCTTAAATGAAGTTATAGACGCTAGATTCAGCGCGCCGGGAGAGTTGTCTTTGCAAGATTTAATCGCAGACATGAAAACCCAAGCCACAGAACTAGCAAACAATCAACTAGAAACCATCGCACGCACAGAAGTACACAACGTCGCACTACTCGCTCGCGAAGAAGCCTACGACAAACTAAACCCCGACGCTAAAGTAAAATGGCTCAACCCCGTAGATAACCGCACGACGCCAATTTGTAAAAACATCGTAGTACGTACTAAAAACGGAGTTTCACTAGAAGAACTTAGAAAAATAATAAAAGAAGAAGCCGACCCAAAAACATACAGAGCAGATAGACCTTACTCGCCGCATATTAACTGTAGATCAGTTTGGGCTTAGTTTAACTGCTTTTTTACCAGTGTATTGCTCCCAACGAGCTATAATAACATCGCAATAGTGCTCATCAAACTCAATCATGCGACACTTACGATTTAACTTCTCACAAGCAATTAACGTACTACCTGAACCACCGAAAGGATCAAGCACTAACTCACCCTCACGAGAACTGTTTAAAACCGCGCGAGAAATTAAAGCAATAGGCTTCATTGTAGGGTGTAACTTAGCCGCATGAGGTTTGTTATAATCCCAAATTGAAGTCTCTGCTCGCCCATAAAACTTATGCCCTTCATCTTTCCACCCGTAAAAAATAGGCTCATGCGCGTAATTATAGTCACTGCGACCTAGAACATGATTGTTTTTAATCCAAATTATTTGTTGCTTTAAATTAAATCCACTTATTTGAAGCGCTTGACACAATAATAATAATAATTCCCCACCTTGGGGGCTACAAACGTAATAAACGCCACCTTTCTTAGTTATTTTATTAATGTTATCAAAAGCTTTTTTCCAAAATTCAAACATATCCGCCGCACTTTTAGAATCATTTTCGATTTCCTTTTGCATGCGGTTACCTTTATCTTGCGCATTAAGAAACTCATTTTTTGAACTATAAGAAACTCCATACGGCGGATCAGTAAATATTAAATCTATTTTTTCGGCAGGTTCTAAAACTTTAACGTAACTTTCAATTAAAGTTGAATCTCCGCAATACAAACGATGATTTCCAAGTTGCCAAACGTCACCCTTTTTAGCAGTTGGCACAACTTCAACTGGTACATCATCTTCATCAATAACAATTGACTCAGTGTTGTTCAAATATTTCTGCAAATTAGCGTCATAACTCATCAAATTAATCAATTTGCCAAAGTCTTCTTTTTCCTTTAAAATTTCAGAAAAATCCGCCATGTCCAAATCAAAACTATGCTCGCCACGAATCTTATTCATAATCTGCCGAAGAATACGCCGATCAACATCCTTAACTGATAACACGTAAGCTGGTACAGCGTCAAAATTTAACTCCTGCGCGGCCCTAAATCTATGCTCGCCATCGGCAAGCATATACTCGCTAGTAAGAATAACTGGTTGAATAAAACCATATTCTTGAATGGACTTTTTAAGTGCTTCAAACTTCGCACGGTGCATCTTGTTGGGATTCTTACCGTCACTTTTAATTTTATTAATTTCAACTTTTTCAAACTTAAAATCCATACGAACACAGCTCATTTTTTAATTTTTTTTTCTTCAGCCCAAGAACTCCAGACGCCCATAATAAAAATAAAAACGAAAAAACACAACGTAAACCTATCCTTAAAACTAGTATACTCGTCCCAAAAACTAAAAACAAGCAACACCAGTAAAGCAAACAAAATTACGCTAGAAAGCCTCATTCTAACTGCGAAACAATACCGCCATCTGAAACATACCACTTCTTTTTAGGATCTAACTTATACTTCTCCTGAATCTTAGCCTCAAGCGCCTTCAACTCAGGACGAATCATCTCAAGCCAAATATTAGTCCGAATCTGAGTAGCTTCCAATTCCTGCAACTGTGTGCTCAACATACGGTACTTTTCAAACTCAACCCGCTCAAGTTGAACCGGCTTATTTTCATCTTTCTTAGTCATCTATTCGTAAATACCTCGTATTAACTTTATTACCATAAAGCACATCAATATCACTAAGCTTAATCACGCGCTCACTAACCTTACGTTCAAGAAAACTCTTCCACGCCATAGAACTCCAATTAATCAACGGATGCGGACACTTCGCCCAAGCCTCAATCTTATCAACAGAATCATACTTAAAAACTTCCTTTAAGAACTCACAACGAAGATCAAAAATTTGCTTATCCGAAAACATAACTCGAATCACTTCTTTTTCCGATTGGAACGGCTAGACGATTTACTAGCAGTTTTAGAAGACGGGGAACTAGCCGTGCCAACCGCGCGCGTGTGAACTTGATTTAAAATCTCGCCGAGAATTTCACGAGCAACTGGACTGTGAACTAACGCGTCGAGTACTAAGCTCGCGATCTCTTCACGAGAACCGCGAGTGTGAAGTTCGTTAAAATTACCTTGTTGTTTGATTGAAAAGACTATACGTGCTTTTGTCATAGTAGTAAAAATTAAGCCTCTTTAGAATTGAATTTGTTCAAGGTTTAGTTCGGCTCGGGGCGATTCGCACAAGTACCATTTACCATCAACGCACTCTAAGTATATGCCTAGTTTCGCGTTGGTTTCTTGTGTGATTGCAACATCGCATTCGCCGCATTCATATTTCAAATCCATATTTTTATTAACACCCTTTGGTTTCAGTGAATACATTAATGCGAACTAGTATATAAACCTTCCGGTAGGGAGTAAGATTTAGATGATTCGTGGGTGGACTTGAACCACCGACCTCCCTCAATCAACTAGTATCGAACGGGCGTACTTATCTCCACTGTACAACACGAATCATTAAAAATAAATAGGCGAAGGGGGATAGGTAAAATACTTAAATCAGATTTAAGAAGCCCCCCTCCGCCCATTAAGCGGGAAACAACCTATTTAATATTAATAGCTTCGCGTTCGCCAAGTTCAGCAACCTGAAAAGCCTTTTCTTTACCCTCGCCCTTAGTACGAAAAGAAAAAACCTTCTTAGTAATCGTACCCGCACGACAATAAGGCTCAAAAGCTGCACGACCGCGCTTTGAATTAACATTATAAATCTGGTTAACTGGCTCACCATTAACCGAATCCAAAATTAACTCAAGACAAGGTTTATCCTCATACTGAATTGGCGCAGACTTATCCTCATTAAAAACAGGCGTCTTCTTCAAATACAAACGCCAACTAGCAATCGTCAACTTATACGGAATATTTGTTTCTACTTTAAAGTACTTCGCCGCACGTGCGTCAAATTCTTCTGCTTGCTCAAAAGTCATCGAGACTTTTGGATCGTATACACTTATTTCACTCATATTTTATTTATTCACCTATTCTCTATAGCCTTGCTGGTTCTACGCTTTGCTAAATGAGCATCAAAGAAAAAAAGGGGATAAAATAGCTGACCTTAAAGGCTCGTGACCGCGAACCCAAATAATCTATTCAACTGTTTTTAAAAACGCAAGTTCAGCGCGTAAAGTTTTAACTCTGAATTTAACCGCTTCTTTGCTTTGATCCTTCTTAAAAGCAGCAATAAAAGCAAGCTCCGCCTTGTGCTCCTTAACTTGAGCCGCTACATTTTCTTCAACTACCTTCAACTGCGCTGGGTTCATCTTCTTATTATCCCTCGCGAGCTTCAAATGTTCTTCAAGCTTTTCAATTTGTTTAAGAACATGCGCTTCTTTTTCCGCAACATGCGCAGGCACGGGGGCAACAGGTTCGGTTTTTGGTTCGACTTTTGCTACTTGTTCAACTTTCATAATACTAAATAACACCTTAATTGTTTAAAGGGTAAAGGGGTAAAATTTAAATGTTTGCATCATCACGCAAATCACACCAGTTCATCAAACGAACCTGACTTTGCGCAACACTACGTTTACTTTGAATAAAACTCAAAGCCTGCTCCTTACCCGCCTCTTGCGCGTTAAGTACGCCCTCAAGACAATCAACATAACCCTCAAATTCAGCTTTATTCAACTCGCAATTTTCAATCACGCGCTTAGTGTCCGCAATTCTTTGGTCGGCAGAAACTTTACTTTGATCTTGTCTAGCGACTTTAATCTTGCCATTCAAGTCAGCGATCTTCTTTTTATAATCCGCGATCTTCGCTTCAATTTGTTCTTTAGTACGCATTACTGCGGCTTCTTTTCTAACCATATTCTAAACCTTCACTTCCTCAATTTCACACTTACACGAAAAACAACCGTCCTTTTCAGGAAGTTTGCCGTTCAATTTGTAATTATTAACCGCGACGTCAACATCTTCGCAAAACTGTACTAACTCGTTAAACGTTTCTTCGCTATAATTAACGTCTAGAGGTTTAACTTCCCACGTGCCCTTATCAATATACACTAAAACCGCTTTCTTAACACCAAGCGCGTGCATGTACACGTGAAGTTGATACAAGTACGCTTTTGAGATGTTCCCGTGCGTTACATAAGTAAAACCTTTGATGCTCTTAAAGTCATACACTATCGCGCCATCAAAACAATCAACATGGCCCGTAATTGTTAAGCTTAAGCTGGGCTTAATTTCAACTTGTCTTTCGAACTGAACTGGGCGGTCTACGAATCCAACTCCTACTTTTTCTTGTATGAACCTGTGAAGTTGTGTGCCGATTTCGAAGTTTCTAAGCACTGCCGCGTTAAAGTGACGTAAACCCATACGGCTCATAACGCATTGTCTAACGCAACCACTAAGTTCACTTGCACGGAAAATTCCTGCTTTTGGTACGACATACGGTTTACGTTGAGCTTCAACGTACGCGTCTATACATTCTTGCCAATTAATCATGTTATTTTTATTCCTCTTGTGTGTTTATTGCTATGTTATATATATTGTTGGGGGCAATGGTGATGCCAATTGCGTCTAATGCGTAAGATAGGCTTCGGCAGTAATCTTTTTGAAGTTCTGGGTTGGTTTCGTTTTTGATTTGGAGGAGTTGTTTTTTGTAGGTTTGTTGCCAGTTTTTATTTTTTTTAATTTCTTCTAGTTTGGCTAGTAGGGTTTCTTCGGTGGTTTTTACTTTATTTACTTCTAGGTTTAGTTTTTCTAGTTCGTTTTTGAGTTGTATTTTTTTGTTTTGGTTTTCTTCTAGAAGTTTGTTAAGTTCATCTGTGTTAAGGTTTTCTGGTATTAGTCCTTTTTTTCTTTGGATTTCGTGGTTTATTGCGTTTCGTACGAATTCGGATAGGTTGGGTATTTGGCCTTTGTGTTCGGATTCTATGTATATTGATGTTAGTGTTTTATTACTCATAGTTTAATCATTATTTAATTAAACTGAGGTTATATATAAGCTTTTTGTTTGGGGTTTTAATCTATAGTTGAAGTATTAAATTTAAGTCTTCGTATGAATACTTTATTTAATTAATTATAATATAATTAAATATACTTTCTTTTCTTACTACTACTTTTAGTATTTAATATATAGATTAAAACCCTCATAGGCACACTTAATAGCGGTGTTATTATTATTTAACCTCTCTTTTTCAACAAATTAAAAGAAACATTTAAATACTATAATATCTATACATACATTAAAACTAGAAAAGAGATGAAAAAAAACCACATGGCAAGACCAGCAAAACCAACACACGAAAGAAACATAAACTACAACATCACAATACAACCACACTACGCCCAAACCTGGGAAACACTACGCGCAAAATTCAAATCAAGCGGCAAAGCATGGGAACACCTAGCCAACTACTACACAGAAAACGAAACAACCGCACTAAACAACTACCCACACGCAGAACAATACCTCAAACAACTAGAAACAAAACTAACAAACGGACAACCAATCACACAAAACAACATCGACTCAATACGCCGACTACTCACACGCAAAGGAGAAAACGAATACAAACAATACCTCCAAACACAAAACACAAATACAACAACATAAACAACAACACACACCCCAAAAACCATGAACTACTCACAAACCACCATATCAATACGACCAGACACAAAAGACAAACTAAAACAAACCCAAAAAACAACACACTACAGAACATACGACGACCTAATCCAACACCTCCTCACAACACACGCCCAACACTGCCAATACAAAGAACAAACCCACCCACTAGACCTAATCACAATAGAAAGACCCAAAGCACACATAAGCGACGAACTCATCAAAAACACACTAAAAATCCTATACCAACAAACCCAAGAAGCCAAACTAAACGCACAAATAGAAAAAGAACAAGGAGACACCACAAACCCATGACAGAAACACAACAAGTAGAAGAATACACACTCTGCAGAACCTGCCTAAACCAGCTAGTCATTCAAAAACTAAAAAACGACAAAAAGCCAGACGTTTACAAGTCTATTTCAAAAGAGGCCCATTGTCAAAAGTGTAATAAAGTAAACCGTTTATTTTTAATCAGTTACAAATGCAACACCGAATCTGCCAGCAGTGTAAAGAGCTCGTCCCAATTAACAAAGTCTTCACAATCTACTTGCCAGCCTTTGTATCAGGTGAAGTCTTCGAGTTTTGTTCCGCGCGATGTTTAAAGGAGAAAGTGAAAGACAAACTATGGCCAAAAGACAAAACATATACACAAGAGAGTTTAAAGCAAGACTACAAGAAGAACAGCCATACGGCAGAAAAACCGTAGTTAGCGCACCTAAAACTTTAAACGAAGTATCTCTTAAGCAGCGAAATGAAATGCTATTAGCACAATTAGATGATGCGAAAAATACTATTTTTGATTTACATTCGGAACTTTTAGATAAAAGAGTATACATTGATAGCTTACTTGATCAATATCAAAAAAAGATTAATGATTTTATTGTACTATCTGTTTTGTTTGGCGTTTCACTTGGAGTAATCGTATTTCTTTTAATTAAATGAATTTTGAAAGAGGCAATGAATCAAATTATGAACAGAAAAGCAGAAATCACGTCAGCGGGCGCAGCAGTTTTGTTGTGGCTTTGGATGGCGACAATGAATGGTCTTGAACTTGCAGCGTATGGCGCGTTTGTAATCTTCACATGGATTACAGTTACAGTAATAGCGAATGTAATGTTTAAAGATAAAAAGTAATTAAACATGGGGCTCTAGGCTTGTGGCAACCGTTAATCACTCACAGATTGTAAGCGATTAAAGATGGGGTTCGATTCCCTTATGCCCCATTCAGAGTTAGTCGATTAACCTCATCGGGATATTCGACCCAGGGCAGCTCCCGAAATAGGCGACTGTAATCCATCTTTATTTTACTTGTGCACGAGACTTAAAGACCCGCGTTGTTGCGGGAACTCTGACCATACTTGACCAAAAGGTTTATATACTAGTTCGTGTTAATACCTTTACTAAACCAGGAAGGGTGAAACTAATTTTGAACGAACTAACAAAGTTTGAATGCGCCGTTTGCGGCGAAGAAGACACGACAACCGACTCAAGAGTAACCGTCTGCAAGGAGTGCTATTCTCAAGAACAAGAAGCTAGCGATCATCTATTCGAAGAGCTAGACGCGGAAATGTCAAACGAGGCGCACAACGCATGAACTTAAAATTACTTCGCGAATATTACAAACTTTTATCTAAATACCACTGCAAATGGTTTATGAACTATACCTCACATTGCTGTAGTTGTAATTGTGATGAGGAGTTAGAACTTAAAAAAATTCAAGACATTGCAGTTAAGCTAAAACGACCCAAACCAATTAAATCTAAAGAATCTATTTGGACTGAAGAAAAGTGGGCCAGTAAACAAATATTTGATGAAGAGATGAGCGCCTCAAATATGAAAGCAGGTTGAGTTTTATGGTTAGTGAGTTGAGTTACGAGGAAATAGAAAAAGAATACATCGCTGCCTTAAAGTGTGCTTTACGTGCAGTTACTGAAGATCGCGTGGTTAACTTACAAGTTCAGGCGGGTGTTAAGTTTTCTAGCGAAGACATAACGAAACTCGCGTTAAGCGCGTTCATGGAACGCAGACGATCAATAGTAAGAAAGGCGGGATATTAGAAAATGAACTTACATTTAAATCCTGAGTTTATTGAAATTAAAAGAAAACATGACGCTAGGTTAGTGCATGCATTACAAGATGTGCAAAGCGCGCGTAATGAAATAAGTCTTTTAAAAGAAAAGTTGAGCGAGGCTAATTCTACTATCTATAAATTAAGGAATACTAATTCACTAATAGCGCAAGTGCAATTGGTCGAATTGAAAGAAATGAACGACGTTTTAAAAAATGCGTTATTAGAAGAGAAGGCAAAGGTTGAATTTAGTGAGCGCATGATTAGCGATTTAATCTTAGCATTAAAAGAGGCGAAGAAGTAAGATGAAGAAATATCACTTAGTAACTGATTTGTTTAGAATAAACATCCATGGACTTTACATAATTTCTGATGAAAAACACGCTAGACTTGGAGATAAATTTAGGTTAGCTAGTTCAGCAGTACATATACATAATGGTAAGATTACTAGAATTGAACTAGAGTTTCAAGACGAGAAGGCATGGAAAGATTCATTTAAAATTAAAAGAGGTAATAGAAAGAATGGTAAATCACGAAAAAGAAGTTGAGAAACTCGCACGTAAAATAAGCGAAGATAAAGAAGGTGCAAAAGAGCATCCGGTGCTTTTTGTTACGAATGACATGTGTTTCTTTTATGGTTCAATTCAGGCTATTAGCACTAATATGGTTATGGTCATGAGTCGAAACGAGCAATTTAAGCAGGCGGTTTTGTTGGCTGCAGAAGCGATGCTAGTACGTAGATTTTGTGAGAGTAATGGTGAAGAACTTAAAAGCGCTTTTGAGGAGCTATTGACGCTTAAAAAAGAAGAAGTTAAGCGTGAAAAACAAAAAAAGGTGAAAAAGTGAAAATGAGTAGTTTTTTTAATGATTTGTTTGAATTAGCGCAAGAATGTTCGAAATTATTAATCGTCGTAGTAGGAGTCGTCACATTGGTTAACGACTTATTTAAGTTTAGTTTTAACTATTGGCATGCTTTTGCTTTATTGATTATAATTGCGGTAAGTATGGCGATTAATGATGAATTCAAAGGAGCAAAGAAGTAAATGGAAGTCGAGACTGTAATCATATTGTTTGCGTTTGCTTTAATTGGCGTTTTGCTTTTTTCTAAAGACACGCAAGCTATTCGTGCAGCGAGTATTTATTTGGGCGCGATAGTTGGCGCAGCAATTGTGATTTACGCTAGAGATAAGTGAAAAGGCAAATGATAGTTAAACCTAAATTAGTTTCACGTTGCGTAGGTTGTAAGAAGTTATTCAGCGTGACTTTTTGTGACGCTTACTTTGAATGTGGCTCATGCTTTCAAAAACGAGCAGCAGCCGAACGAAGTAAAATAGTTGAAAAAGAAAAGCCTTATTGCGTGTGCGATGGCTACGGGGAAACATGTTACGCGTGCGAAGCAGACGTGGAATTAGCTAAGACGTGCACCGAGTCGTTACAACGAGAATACGTTAATTTGGATCAAAAGTGTCCTTACGATAAAACAGGTGAAGAGTAGTATGTGTAGTTGTGATTGTGGTGATGATTGCAGAGAATTAGAGATAATAGGACTACTAGAAAAACTTCTAGTGAAGCTAGATGCAAATCAAAGTGATTTAATTGCAACTAAAGGCACGTACTGCGCTTGGTGTGATACTAAAACGGGAGTTAATCCATTGACTGAAAAGTACGAGCGCATGGATAAACGAATTGATCCGCTCTGCGCCAAGCTAAGAGAGGATAACGCTATGCTTACAAAGTATTTAACTGAACAAGGAGCTGTTACAAATGGTTAATCGTAATTATGTGAAGGGCCGGGCATTTGAATATCAAGTTAAGCATGCAAAAGAAAAAGACGGATTTTATGTAATTCGTAGCGCAGGAAGTAAGGGCGCGATTGACTTAATTTGTTTTAAATGCGTAATAACCCATGAAGATCCAAAGCCAGGAGAATTTATGCTTAGGCAATTTGGGTGGATTATTCAAGTGATTCAGTGTAAAGTTTATGGAAAGAAAACTACGAAGCCGCTTCGAACTGATTTGGAATTATTAAAACAAGTTAGTGTACCTGAGAGTTGGCAGCGTGTGCTTGCGTGGCGTGTGAATGGAGAATCAGGATTTAAAGAGGAGATTGTTTAGATGTTTAGGGTTCCGATAGAATGGATTCTTGATTTTAAATTTAGGTATAGTAAAATAGAAAAAGAAAGCGAAACGTTTATGAAAAAGTTCAAAAAAGAAGTGGTTTAAATATGACTCGCATTTATTTTACTCGTTTTAAAGATGGAGATGATTCAACTTTTTACGCATTAATAAATTATTATGATGAAAAAGAGGAGATTGGTTAAGGATGTTAACGAAAGAAGAGTTGAGTAATTTTATTTATTTGATTAAAGAATCAGAAGATAACTATTTGTGTAACATTTGTATTTTTGACGAATGTAAACGATGCAATCACCCGGGAATATGCCCGTATAATTGTAGCATTTGTGACGTCGAAGAGTGTTTAACTAGAGTATTAATTGCTAAAGGTTTAGAATTTTTAAAAAAAGGAGAGTAGTTAATTATGGAGTTAACTTTAATTTTGTTTCAATGGGTGGGCTTTTTTGTCGTAGCTTCATTCTTCTTTGCATTGGGCGCAGTGGTGTTTATTTCTGCGCTTAGTCATATTCACAACTATTGGTTGTTTAATAAAGTAGATCGAAAGATTATGCTTCGCGCTATGAAGATTGCATTCGAAGAGCAGGAAAAAAAAGAGAAAGAGGAAATGAGTTAGACGATGGAATCTGAGATTGAGATTGTTTGGCAGTGTAAGAATTGTGGCGTTGAAATTGATGAATGCGATGGTTGTAAAGAGCATTTCATGCCAGAGGATAAAATCGAATGTGTAGTTAATGATGATATTACTAAGGGTATAGTTTGGCATTTGTGTGAGCCAGATTGTTTTATAAAAACTAAAGTATGGAAAAAGAAGTGATTTAATATGAGTGAAGAATTTGAAGTTTCATTAAATTACGAAAAGTATTTAGTTTACTTAGAGTATGAAAGTGAAGATAAAACGTTTAAGCATAAAATGGCATTACAGCCAACACAAGCAATTGCGCTAGGTGAACGACTACAAAGACATGGCATTGCATTACAAAATAAACTCTAAAAGAAGAGATTGGTTAAACTATGGGCTGGCACAAAGTTTTTAAAATTAAAAATGATTATCGCGCAGAAGATGAAGAAAATAAAGATCACTTAGATTGTTTTATTATAGAACCATCATGGACCGAGTCTGGGCTTCATTTATGTAAAGAGTATTTGCCTAATTTTATTAATGCGTTAAACAAGCTTTCTAGAGATGAGATTAAGGTAGTTAAGTTTAATGGAGATATAGAAGAAGTGATCTAAAATGGGCTCGATTTGTGAGATTTGTAATACATACGAAGTTGTTGAGTCGACAAATTACCAACGTTGCAATAATTGTTTTGAACTTAAATGTGATCGTTTGGGTTGTGGACGCATAACTAAAGTTACGCTTTGGGATGACTGGGCAATTGATGATATTCGAGTAAGTTACTTATGCACTCAACATATTAGGAAAGAGGAGATTGGTTAAGTGAAGTATTTTTCTATGTTTAGTGGAATTGGTAGTTTTGATTTAGCCTTAAATCAAAAAGACTATGTTAGTATAGGTTATTCTGAAATAGACAAACATGCAATTCAAACATACGAAAAAAACTTCGGACGTGACGTTAAAAACTATGGAGACGCAACAAAAATTAACCCAAATGAACTACCGGACTTTGATTTACTCTGTGGAGGATTTCCTTGTCAAGCATTCTCAATCGCTGGAAAACGACGAGGTTTCAAAGATACCCGCGGGACTTTGTTTTTTGAAATTGCGCGAATACTTCAAGTTAAAAAACCTAAAGTTGTACTCCTTGAGAACGTCAAAGGTTTACTCAATCACGACGAAGGGCAGACTTTTAAGGTCATCTTGGAAACGTTGGGGGAACTGGGGTATGATGTTCAATGGTTGGTGCTTAATAGCCGATTTTTTGGAGTCGCCCAGAATAGAGAAAGAGTGTTTATTATCGGAAGTTTTAGAGGACAAAGTAGACCCGAAGTATTATTTAAGCAAAACACAGACGATGAAGTTGTTAGCGAAAAAGGTTTAGTTGTTTTGAATAAGACGAGTCATTCTAATAATCGGGTTTATTCTTCTGATGGTTTGAGTCCTACTTTGAATACAATGCAGGGTGGTTTAAGACAACCTAAAATAATAACTGATAATCTGATTCGCAGATTGACGCCGGTTGAGTGTGAGCGTTTGCAAGGTTTTCCTGATGGTTGGACGGAGGGAGTTTCTGATTCTCAACGTTATCGTCAATTAGGTAACGCGGTTACTGTTAATGTAGTTAAGGCAATTGTAGAAAAATTACAAAAAGAAGAGGTAGTTTAGTTGGAGGCTTTAGAATTTATCGCAGTTATTTTGATTGGTTTATGGGTTCAACATGAAGCTTGGAAAAGTGGAGTTGAACAAGGAATTAGTCAAAGTAAGATGCCGAAGAAGTGTATTCAGTGCGGAAAAGAGTATGATTTGTGGATTTTTAATAAGAACGTTCACATTTGTAAAAATTGTATTCCAACAAAAGAGAGGTAGTTTAGATTTGAAAGAAGTTAGTGAAACGATAGTGAATGGAAAAGTGTACACTGAGTACGTCGCGGCAATTGACGAAACAATAAAACGTAAAAAATTATCAAAAGATTGCAAACACTTAGATGAAAATTTATTTAATTCTATATTTAATTATATGAAAAATGAAAAAGGAATATATGAACTATTTTGTAGTTGTGGTCTTATGCAAAATCTAGAAATTAGGTTTTGTCCTTTTTGTGGAGTTGAACTAAAATGACTAATTACGATGGAGGAAGCACGGTGACTTTTTCAGATTATTACGTGCGTGAAGATAATAAGATTAAACCTTGGAAGTGTAAGCGTTGTGGCGCTTTACGTTCAGCGTATCAAACGCATGTGCATAGTTCTGTGAAATGGACAGTTGAAAAACTAGGAGTTGAATTAAAGTAATGTGTGATGTTATTTTTACTGATCCGTTTTTTAAAATACTAATAGCGATGTTAGTATTCGGAATATTTCTTCGTTTAACTCGTTAATAGAAACCTTTATATATTACCTATTACCTAATATATATTACAAACAAGGAGATGGGTAAAAAACAATGAGCGTACACAAATACGAAAAAAAAGAACTAACACAAATATTCAAAATCACATACGCAACAATCTACAGATGGATAGGCGAAAAACAAGCAGAAGAATTCAAACTCTCAATAAACAAAATCGCAGCCGCCAACACAATAGCATTCAACCAACGCTACAAAGAAAACACACCCGTGCCATTCTTCACACCCGAAGAACTCACACTCGACCAATTTAACGCAAGCTTAAAATGGGCATACCACGAACTAACCTTACTAGAATACAACTCAATCGAATGCGAAGAATTAAACCTCGCAATCAGACAAATCGCAAGCGCATACATTCGAATACTAGAAGAGCCAAACGCAAATCCAATGCCAATGGACTAACTTTCTTCTTCTTTTTAACTCTGGTGATATTTATGAGTAAAACGCATTTTGAAGCAACGGTACGTAAACAAAGCGGTTTAATGACCGTCGGTAAAATCCACAACGTACAACTAGTACCTTTTATAGGCAAGAAAGTTAAAGTAACAATCGAAGAAGTGAAATAGAATAATGGTAGAATTTAGCGTTAGTTTAAACTTTGGTAATAACCTTTTAAACTTAAATGTAGAAACGGATGAATCACGTACACGTTATCGTTTATCCGCAAATGAAGCAATTAAACTAGGAGAAGAATTAATAAAACACGGAAAAGAACTTCTTAAGAACGAAAATTGCCCCGTTTGTATAGATTGTGAAAAACCAATGCGAATAAATAGCAATCTAACTTGGGAACATGTCTATGCAATCGATGCTAAAAACTGTAGAGGAGAAGATTAATGCCCGTCTTAAAGTTTTACCCTCACCTTTCAGTCGTCGTATTTTTATTCCTAGGACTAATCGCGCAAACCCTCGCCGTGGAAACAGGAAGCCACGCTATGAGCGCATTCATGATATTCTTATACTTACTCGCAATCTACGGAATGCTACACATAGCAAGACACTGGTGATACAATTATGGAAAAACAAGAAGTCTACTTCAAAGTATACCTAACAACAAAAGAAAGATACGCGCTAAACCTAATCGCACGCAAACGCAAACTAAAACAAACCCAAACAATACGCGCGTTAATCATGCAAGAATACAATAAACTAAGCCAACCCGCACTAAACTTATCCGAAGAAGAATTACTTCTCGCATACATCAAAAAACACTGCCTCGTCACATCTAAACAAATTACCGAAAACTTCGGGTGGAATTCACGAGAACTTAAACGGCTAATCCTAAAATTAAAAAAAGCTGGCGAAATTGAAAGTAGAATAGCTAAGCGGCAGCAATTTTATTGTTTGAAACTAAAAAAGGAAGTGAAGGTAAATTGAGACGGTGTAAGTTTTGTAAGAAAGAGAAAGACTATTATGTTCCTCTCGCACGTGAGGAAGAGTACTTTAAAGGTAAAGAGTTGGACTGGAACTCTACGCTTATGGCGTCGCAGCCAAAAGATGACCCGAGTAAAGTTGTAGTGGTTTATCTCGTATGTCGTCAATGTTTCAAAAAAGACAAATTCGGTGATTAATCAATGGCTTTAGGTTGTTTTGATTGTGGCGCGGAAGATAAACGAGTTGAAGTAATAGCTTACGTTAAACCGGTTGCGGTCACTGGTAAAATGTTCTGCGGCAAATGTGGAGGTACTAATTTCGTCGAAAATGAACTTAATGACGATGAGCGAATTCTTTTATTTGATAAAATGCGTCGTACGGATAAAATGCAGGCCGAGAAGATAAAACATGGACGAGTTACAAGAAATTTACGCTCAGCAGGAAGAAATTCTTCGTATCCTTTATACTGAGAATCGCTTTCTTAGAATGGACGAAATCTTTTCAAGAACTAAAATAGCTCAAATTAGAGTAGCGGTTGTAGTTTTAGACTTGTATCGGCTGGGGTATTTGGAAATTGAGCAAGTTTCTAACACCGAGCCTAAATCGAATCGTTACTTTTTTTCTCTTAAACTCCTTCGTAAAGTTAGAGATCTGCAAAAGCGAGCAAGTACTCGACGAAATCCGCTTGCTTCGCAAAACCTAGTCGATTTTTTGCCGCGATAAATCTTTTCTTTAAGCGCGGTTTAGCGTAAAAAACGCCAGCTACTTCTTTATTTTCTTCTTCTTCTGGGCTATTTTCTATAGTGGACATGTTAACTAATTTTAGAACTAGGGAAACATTTAAATACTACCTGCCTACCCTTACGCAGATATGCCTACACAATATCCACAACTTAATGTCGCGGACGACCAACGTCGTGTTTTTACTAGTTGGATTTCAGTCGAAGACATAGACAAGCAAGGGGAATTGCTTCCACTTGAACAATTGGGTCGAGTTTTGCCTATTCTGATGTCTCGGGGCGGAGTCCTAATGGACAGTCATACTAACCGTCACATTGGTAAAATGCTAAACTACGAATTACAAACTCACCCTAGCGGGCACAAGGGATACCTTGGCACTTTTCAAATGTATAACGACTATAGCGTTGATAATGAACGTTGGAATCAAGTCAAGAAGGGCGAGTTCACGGGAATTTCAGTAGGCGGGCGAACATCAGCTAAACCAATGGTAATGGGTAACGGAGACGTCGTTAAAGTTCTTGACAATTTCGAACTCTACGAGTTAAGCTTAGTTCCCGCGCCAGCTAACCAACACGCGACAATTACTTCTGTTAACTACGTTGCTAAAGAAGACGCGCCAGTAACCAACGCAACCCCCGGAGCGTACCAACCTTCTTTTTCACATGAAGAAAAAATCGAAATGTGCCTCAAAGCAGGCGCAAACGACCCATTCGCGATATGCACAGCAGCAGTCGGACGTGAAGACAATGACAAATATGAACGATGCGTTTTACAACTCAAAGAGCGACTCGGCACTGAAAAAGCCTGCGTCTCTGAAACAAAAACTGAAACTAAAACTAAAGGTGATAGCTCAATGGCTACAGAACAAATTAAAGAAACTAAGAAAGAAGAGCCAGCCCCTCAAGCCCCAGCCGAAGTAAAGCCACAAGAAGAAGCTAAACCCGCTCAAGATGACGCGGCATTTAAAGAAAAAATTGTTAGCTTACTAATGCAAGGTATTGAGAAGCAGGATCGAATTCTTGAACTCCTTTCAGCAAAACCACAAGCGCCAGAAATGGAAAGCGAAATGGTCGAAGCAGGAAAGAGCGCAGCTCCTAAGGTCGAAGAGACTAAAAAGAGCGCAGAAGAAAAACCAGCAGAAGTTGTTAAGGAATCCAAAGAAGTTGCAAAACTTGAAGGAATCGTATCAACTACGCCAAGACCTCCAGTTGTTGAATCAAACCCAATGACTGTGAACGAACCAGTAAATTATTTAGATTTAGCCCAAGGAAAGAAGCAACTACACGAGTACAACTAAGAAAAATTAAGGTGAATTTGTAAAAATATGGCAAACCCATTTGCAGCACAAACAATCGACGACATGCTAAAAAGGCAATACGCGCCAAGCGCAATGCAAGACGTTAGCAAAATTGACGCTCCAGTAATTACTAGCACAACCGCAGCGTGGCAGGCAAAATTCGGAGCATTCGCATACAGTCAGTTAAACCAAAGAGGAACAGTGTTTAACTTACTTCCAAAAGAAAAACACGTAACATCAGGTTTCAGAGCAGTAACCGCACGTGCCACCGCACTAGGTTCACTTGCAGGAAGCGCAGACGCAGCCGCTTTAGATGACACAGTTAAACCAACATGGGCAACTTTAACTGCCAAGCCAAAACTTGTACAACAAAGTTTCGAAATCGGAAAAATACAAGAATACACTTCACAAGCAGGAGACGACGCGCTCGACCCAGATGGAATCAGACAATACATGGGTGGAGAATTCGCAGAACACCTTGACCAAATGATTTGCACTGATGCAGATACTCTTGCTTCAACTAAGATTGAATCAATTGACCGTGTATGTTCCGCAACAGCAGAAGCAACAGCGGGTCTCATGACTGCCGGAGATGAAGATATCTACGGAATCGACAGAAGCGCACAAAGTTGGGCAGACGCACAAGTACTACACAACAGTGGAACTGACCGCGCGATAAGCAAATCACTCCTAAGACAATTAATCTCACTAACACAAACAGCAGGAGCAAACCCAGCAGGACAAGTATTCATCACCGGTCCAGACACAGCAGCAGACATCGACGGACTATTCGACAACCAAGTATTCTACCCAGGCGGAGTAGCAGCAGCAGTTGACAGAATGAATGAAAGCGGAGCAGGTGCAGGAACTACAGTCGGACTAGTAGCCGGAAGAGTATACGGAATCCCACTATACGTAGACACACACGTAACCAAAGACACCAAATCAAGAGTCTACCTAGTTGATATGTCAAAGAACCAAGATGGAAGCAACAGACTCGCAATGTCAGTAGCACAACTTCCAACATACACCGAAGAAAAGAACGTCTTCGTAAACGACCGTCTAAGCACAGTAGGTCTTTACACTGCCATGATGGAACTCAAATGCACATTCCTAGCCGCACAAGGAAAACTAAGAGACCTTGCCTAGAAAAGGAGAGACTTTCTCTCCTCTTTCTTTTCTTTTTTTCCCTGCCACGGAGGTTTTATTTTAAATCATGACAATTACAATAACCGAACTAGCAACTGGAGACGCGACAAACGTTCGCACCATTCGTGAGCTCGCATCAAGTGGATTAAGAATAGTTTTTCTCAAAGTAACTTTTGACAACTCTTATCCAACCGGTGGAGAATCACTTGGTCTTGCAAACTATGGGCTAACCCCTGCAAATGTCGCTTTCTTTGGATGCGAACAAGTTTCAAACAGAATTTGCACTTACGACCGCACAAACGATAAACTACTACTCTATACTGCACTTTCAACAGAAGCCGCAAACGCTTCAAACCAAAGTTCAATTACAGTATACGTTTCCTTCTGGGGACTAGAACCAGGTTAAAAACGGTGAACTAAAAGTATGGGTTTAACTATAGTAGAATACGAAGCGCCGGTCGGCGATCGCTCACTTAGAAGTCACTTAGGTAGCGGTTTGAAGATGGTCTTCTTGAAAATAACTTTTGACACTAGTTACCCAACTGGCGGAGAAGTTTTAGGCCTTGCAAGCTATGGCTTAACTCCAGCAAACGTTTCACGCGTAGCCTTTGAACCAGACAGTACGTATATTTTCACATACGATCGTGCTAACGATAAAGTTTTAGTTTATAGCGCACTTGGCACAGAAGTTGTAGACACTACCGATATTAGTACGGTTGTGGCTTACATGAAAATTACGGGTTCAGTTCCAGTTGATTAACAATAGTCATTTTTTACCCTTTTTTCTCCTTTTAAACGCGAGGTTTAAGCTAAAATGACCGTTACGTACACTACCGTTGCAAATGTAAGAGCACTTCTACAAATTAGTTCTAGTAGTACGACGCCAACTGACGCACAAATTGAAGCTTTTATTAACCGCGCCGAAGATTACATTGATAACTTCACGGATCACGCCTGGAGAAGTACATCAGTTACAAACGAATACAGAGACATTCCTTCTATTGACGCTTACGAGACTTACAACGGGATTCCTATTTACCTTCGTCACCGCGCGGTTATAACTTTCGCAACGGGTTCTGGCGATAAACTTGAAATTTGGAACGGTACTACTTACGAAGATTACGCGATTACTAAAACGCAAGGTCGTGCTAATGACTTTTGGTTTGATAACGTTCGCGGAGTGCTTTATTTACGCACTGGTTTAGCACCGGGTCGCAATATGATTCGAATTACTTATCATTATGGCGAAACGTCTGTTCCTAAAGATATTGAAGATGCGGCGACAATGCTTGCCGCGATTAATGTGACTACTGCGGATGATCGTGTCGCGCAGATTGCTAAAGTTGGAAGTCCGCAAGTTAACTTGGGCCAAAAAGTAGAAATTTGGAAGAAAAGAATCGAGTCTATTTTAGACGAACGTAGAGAGGTGCGTGTAATTAACCTGTGAGATTCGAATTGCCCCCTGCAGAGTTAAAGCGCCTTCAACGTGACATGGCTAACGAAGTTGCTATGAAGATTTTCAAGCGCTCTCAAGAGATACTCGTAGAGATGGGAATTGTCGACAATGGTTTTCTCTTGGCTAGTGGTAAGATTATTCCTCTTTCGGATGATGAGATTTTGATTCGTTATGACGCGCCTTACGCTAGTTTTGTAGAGTATGGTACTCGTCCACATTTTCCTCCAGTTGAGCCCATAGCGGAGTGGGTTTCATCTCGTTTGACGATTAACGACGCTAAAGAGCGTCGCAGAGTTGCGTTTGCAATTGCGCACAAGATTGCTAAAGAAGGTTTAGAACCTCGTCCTTATCTTCGTAAGGCGGTTGATGAGGTGTTGGCCTGATGGCAACTGACGCTCAAAAAATTATAATTGACTTGCTTGAAGCTAACTGGAACACGGCAAACACTAACTCGATAGAACCAGAGTATCACAAGGCTTACGAGGTTGACCGCGTGACTAATAAATCAGGCGGGTACTCGGCTATAGTCTCTTATGAGATTTCTCATCCCGTTCGCGAAAGCGCACTAGGCGGCTACGACCGCGAAGACCCTACTATCTCACTTGAAATTATCACGGATGGAAATGGCCAAGCTGATGGAAGACAACACGCGCTCAAATTAAGAGACGAGGCGATTCGCATCATTCGTCTAAACGCGAGAAACGGAGTTTCTCCTTACATTTACTTTCAAATAATTAGAATGCAAGACTTAAGCAACGACTTAACCGGCGTGCAAAAGCACGTAGTGGACGTTAGGCTTACTTCGCAGTTTAATTTTTACGGGTGAAATTGATTAAAATATGGCATTTAGTGGAAAGAACACGCAAGCGCAAACAGTAGAAGAAGTAACGTACGGTACTAATCCCGGCACGATAAACGAAGATATTGGCTTAATACAAAGTATCAATGAAAGCGTAACTTCGGACGTTAAACAAATACACGCCTTAGGTTTAGTTCATGCTCAACAAATTACAAGTTTAAGTTCAATTCCTAAAGTTGAACTTACTTACATTCAACAACACGGCAGAAACTGGAAATACTTACTAGGGGATACTCTCACGGAAGCAACTTCAACTGGGGACACTACGCACACTTGGGCCGCCGCAGACATAGAAGTCACGCCCCCAAGTTGTACAATGGAAGTTTCAAACGTCGGAGCTACAACAATCGCGCGCGTATACAAAGGAGGAGTCATTAGCTCAATGACAGCAGGGCTAACAAAAGAAAGCCTCTTACAAGTTAAAGCAGATTACTTATTCCAAGACGTAGACCCAACAACATCCGCAGCAACTAAAGTTACTAGCACTACAGTTCCACTCAAAAGCTTTCAAGGAGCGTTCAAAGTCGCAAGTAGCGCAGTAGCAGAAACACAAAGCTGGGAAATTACAATCGACCGCAAGGCAACTACAGAAATGGCATTAGGTTCAAGACTGCCAACAGTACAAAACTTAAATGAACTTGAAATTTCAGGCAAAGCAACACTAGGCTTTACTACAACCGCGCAAATGGAAAACTTGCTAGGCGCTGCGACTGGAATTTCAACAAGCGAACCAAGCGCATTGACAATTGACTTAAACGCGGACAATGGAGTTGCTAACGGTTCAGGTCAACGTAAGTTTAACTTACAACTCACAAGCGCGCAATACTCAGCAGTTGGCGTGCCTTCGTCAATTGGAGATTTCATCTTCCAAGATGTGAGCTTTACTGGTAAATTCAACTCATTAGTAATTGTCGACGCAATCGCGAATTACTAAACTTTTAACCCACTTTACTTTAATTAAAAGAGGCGAACTAAACAAAATGGCAAAAAAGTCAATACCAATTCCAGTATTCCGAAAACTTTCGAAGTACATGCTTCACCTACCTTTGCAAAAAGACGGGTCACAAGAACAAGCAAAGCTAGTCGACGAATGGACTGATTACGAACACGAAGTAATAGAAAAGTACATGCTCCCGGAGGGCATGGAACTTACCGAAGAAAATTACGCTGAATTTAAAGCAGATCTCCGAGAACGTACATTAAACGTGCTTCACGGGAACAAATTTCGAGCAAATGTTGGAGGTACTACCCAAACTCAATGAGAAAACAATCGACAAACTAGTAAAAGCGGGAGAGTTAGATTCATCGTATTCGCTTTATATTAAAATGGAAATGATAAGCGCGTGCTATGGTTTTACTCCCAATCAGATTGATGAACTTGATGAGCAAACTTTTAACTGGTATGCGGCGTTTGCCGCGATTCGGTTAAAAAATGGTAAAGGAGGACTTTAATAGAAAATGGCGACGAACGATTATTATTTAAGAGTCCACCCGGACGATTTGCGTGCTTTAAAAGACGCTTCTTTAGCGGCCAGCAAAGGAGGCAAACAGAGTAGTGGTTCAGAGGATTTTTTGGCTAAAGGTTTTACTCAATTAATAGCTAAACTTGCAGTCGTCGCGACTGTTTTAAACGCCATTTTAAAACCACTCCAAGGTACTATAGCTATTCTTGGCGCGGCACTTGAAATATTCTTCCGACCATTTGGGCTTTTCTTGAATACTTTACTTCGCCCGTTGTCAATTGCTTTGCTTATTTTTGCAGTGAAGTTTTACAAAGACGTAGCACCTGCTTTAATTGGACTAGGTAAGTTACTAAGTGGAATTATCGCGCCTAGTAATAAAGAAGACGTTAAAAACTTAGGAGTCGGCGGGGCCTTAGTAAAGCAATCTGTCGAAAGTGGAGCTTCTGCTTTAGGTGGAGCAGCTAAACAATGGGCTGATAGTTTCTGGAAAAGCTTTAATGAATGGGACGCTGGTATGAAGCGATGGAGTGAAGAAACTGGCGCTGCGATTAGTAAATGGGTTTCTGATTTCGGACTTGCTCTTACTACTTTTTACAAAAACATAGAAAAAAGTTTCAAAGAGTTTTACGAAAAGACGATTATCCCTACGTGGAACAGCATTAAGTCGACTATTACTAACATTGGTACTAAACTTAAAGAATTAGTTGATCAAGCAGTTTCAAGCGCAAGGAGTGTTATCAATTCGATAGTAAGTTCAGTAAAGAGCGCTGCGAAAAGTGCAGTTAGTACACCGGGAGATTTACTTGGAACAGCTGCTAGTGTGGTTGGGAATCTCGTTAAAGGCGTTCTAGGTAAAGATATTGGAGGATCAGTCCCAGCTAATGGAATGTACGCATTACATCGAGGAGAACAAGTAGTATCTAGTACGCAACAACAAATACAAAACTCGCCACCAGTAATCAACGTTACTATTCCAGTTTCAGCAACAATAAATAATGGATACGACGTGCGAAAACTCGCGCAAGAAATCAAAAACGAACTTAGAAGCGAAGTAGGTCGTAGAACTACGTACGCGAATAGTTTAATGTGAGGTTTTTAATATGACGATAACGTATACACTAGATAACACGGCTGGAAGCGGTTCGCTTGATATTGGCGATGTACAAAAAGAAGAAATAAACGTAGTTTCTATCATATTAAACTTTGAAGGAATTATTGACGATTTCACTAGTGGCGCGAAAACTTCAAGTTCAGACGCAACCGCTACGTTTTTGACTAAAGTTTTTAAACCACAAAGCAGAATCACCGTTTCTGGAATTAAAAAATGTGCAGATGCAACCGCTTTGCGTAGTTTTTCAGATTCACTTTTAGCATTCTCTGGAATTGCAAACAATAACTCTACGTTTCGATACTCTGGACTTTTAGACACGACCTATGATGGATTAATTGAAGACATGCGCGTTTCAGCATCAGTCGGTAACTTATTTATCGTAGAGTATAGTTTTACAATGTTAGCAGGTACGGTGACTTAAAAAAATGCGCTTCTCACAAGTTTTAGTTAACAGCGTCGACGTTTCTAGTTACGTCCTTTCGATTGAACTTACTACCGGTAGGCAAGAATTGTTTAATGTTAGTGAATGCAAAGTTAAACTAAAACGTACCGTTACAGGTGTACAGGCCATTTCAGAAGCGTTAACTGTTGAAGTTTGGGGCGGAGAAGTTACCTCAACTGACGTTAAGAAATTTAAAGGCACTATAACTAGCATCAAACGAGAAGTTTGGGGTTACGAAATTACATGCTTAGATCAAAATTACGAAGCAGTAAAAAACAACATTAACAAATATTACTTAAGCTCAACTGACCCTACCGCAGGAAATCTTCGCGAAATTGTAAAAGATATGCTTGTTAACTATGCAGGTTTAAATGCAGACAATACGAGCGTAGACGATCCAGGTCTTACTATAAGCGAATTTCCATGCAGGGATACTGACGTGTCCGAGCGCATAAAAATACTCGGAGGAATAGCTAACTTTATTTCTTATTACGACGCCGAAACAGACATGAGCAACTGGCGCGTTTTACGTTACACTACTAATTCGAATCCAATTTACATTGGAGGAACGAATAGCAATGTTTGTAGTTTTGAGAAGTGGAATTTGATTACAGAAGGTTGGCTTATTAATAAGCTCAACTTGCGTGGCAGTTTTGAATATCCAACTCGTACGGAGTTATTCGACGGAGATGCGGCAACTACTGAGTTTACAACGACTTACATTCCAGAAACTGTCGACGTGTATATTTCTGGAGTTCAAAAAACCGGAGGAAAAGAAGGTTTCTCTACTGGTTACGACTATTACATTCGCAAAGAAGATAAAAAAATCGTGTTCACTTCGCCTCCGGCTGCGGGAACTGGTAACGTTTCGATTACTTATTCTTATAAGTCAAGTACGCCGATTCAAATCGTCGATGAAACTTCAATTGCGGCGTACACTACGCATGAAACTACAGTTACTTTTACTGACATTATGAACGTCACAGATGCGGAACAAATAGGAAACGCATACGTTCAATCACATAAAGACCCAGTACATTCTATAGTAGTTTACATGCCCTCGAGTACATTTAATACAAACGCGTATGTCTTGAATGATGAAGTTACGGTTGATGACGCTTTACGTGATGAAATGGACGGCACGTACGTAATTACTAATTTAACGGAATTTTGGCCAAGTCGCCCGGTTAAAATTACGCTTAGTGATAAACCGCTTCGTTCTTCATCGATTGAAGAGAATACGGTTACTCGTTTAAAAAGACTTGAAGAACTTTCAGTCCAAAGCACGGATATCATAACGCTTTTAACTCAAAGAGAGCACACGATGACTTTAGAACGTCATCAATTAACGCTTGAATATGAGTATGTGAATGACTCGTTTATCTTAGGTCATCCGATTAATGGGCTTTTAGGAATGGGCGCTATTCTTGATGATTTCGAAAGTGGAGTTGCTACCTGGACTTTAAACGTTGGTACTACGCTAGTTTCGGACGTATTTGCTATTGTTGGTTCAAAGACAATGGGAGTTGCTAGTGTTGGAACAGGAGTTACTGCAACTTCAACAATGAACTATGGTGACGTTAGCGCTTATACTGGAGTTTCTAATGGCGCGCCAATTCAAGGAACTGTGGGGATGTGGATTGGTTTTACTGGAACTACAGGCAGTCGAACAGTTACGCTTAGGATTGGTAGTGATAGTTCGAATTATGCGGAAGTTACTGGTCGTTTTTACATTAACGACTTAGACTACGGAAGCGAAGGCACGTCAATTGACGCGGGCACTTACGACGGAACTTGGCTTTATGTAGTGTTCAGACTAACAACTGCAACAATCACAGGAACACCAGACTGGACCGCTTGCGATTACACTCGCTTAAACATCAGCGGAACAGCAATCAGCGCATACATAGATTACCTTACAATTTCAAAAAGTAACTACATTGGCCTTAATGGGCTAGGAGAAAGAAAAACTACGATTACTGTCTTTGACACTACGTATTAAAAGAGGTTTTGATGATTATGGCGGCAATAATAACAAATGCTTGGAAAAACGCGGTTTTAAACCGAGGGTACAAAGATACTCCCGATAACAACGCGCCCTCACATTTCATTTTCGGAGCAGGAACTAGCACAGCAGCAGCGGGAGATTCTAACTTACAAAAGCCTCTTCCTAGAAGCGCAACTACAATAGACGCGTGTGACGCGACTACTGGTTGGAGTCAAGGTGGAGATGGAAGCGCAGTTGCAGTGAATAGTACGAGCGGAGAATACCACGAAGGAACAGGATGTTTAAACTTACCTTTAACGTTCGCTACTGGATTAGCTAACTGGGATAAAACTATCAGTTCTACAAACTTAACTAACAAGTACATTTACGTACAGTTTTACGTTTCAAACAAAGTCACTTACTTAGACAACACTGGCTCTTACGCGGTTCGAATCGAACTAGGCACAAGTGGGTATACTGACGTAAATCGTTACGACACAACTTACGCGAACATTTCTAACGGATGGAATATGCTAGTATTCGCAACAAGCGCTTACACTTCACAAGGAGGCGCAGGCGCAACACTAGCAACCGTCGACAGAATCAGGATAAGACTTGATGTAATCGCTACAGCAGCGGGAAACGCTATGAGAATGGATTACTGGGCATACGCAAGTCTCACAGAACAAAGCATTGCAATTTCAAGCGGATATCCGACATTTGACACGGGAAACAAACGGGTTACTCTCCGGGGAATACTCGAAGCTACGGAAGCAAATGCAGGTTATGAAATTTCTGAAATCGGTTTAAGGAATGACGACTCGAGCTTTGTTTTAGTTGGTCGCGATAATGTTTCTCCTGTGATTGAAAAGACGAATAAAGTTCGCCTGGTAATCACTTGGAAAGATAGAATGACTTAAATAGAGGTAATTAAATTATGACGTTAAAAGTAGATGGAAACGCGTATAGCGCAGGAGAAGTTCAGCCTAAAACTGTAGCGATTAAAAACTTGAACATGTACACGACTAAATCAGATGGTTACGTTAGGTGGCTAGCAGGGCACATAGTTGTTAATGGCGTCGAATATGCCGTCTCGGCAAGTAACTCAGGAGCAAGTAAAACTGACAAGTTAATCGTAGCAACTCTTACAGATGGAGCTAATACTGCTGCAATTTCATTCATAGCAACAAACACGACAATTACTGACAATAACAAAGTGTTGCTAGGATATGTTGATGCAACTTCAAGATTAACACTATTAAGTGCAAGCGCACAGCCAGATTTTTCAGGTTATACTCTTACTAAATCGAACGCGGATGTTAACGTTGTTGGAGAAGGTTACTTCATGTCCGCGGATTGCTGGGCATTTGCATTATCTCAACCATTCGGAGCTGGAAACTCAACTGCAACAGCAAATGCGAGAGCTCAAGTAAGTATTGATGGATCAGCTATAGCAGATGAGAATTATTCACATTCAATGACTACAACTTCAAATGGTTCGGCTATAGTTTGTCATTCTGAGGCGCATGTTAATTTCTTAATGAAGTTTCAGGCTAATTTAGTCGTAACATTTACGCTAACTGCAAGTACAGTCAATGGATCACAAACTACTACAAATACGGGTCAAGTTTGTTTCTACTGGGTGAAGTAAGCCTTGGTGGAGTCAATTGATGATTTAATTGCTAGTGGTAAAGTAAAGCTAGTTGAAATTCGAGAAGATACAAGTGGTAATAAGTGGCGTAGTGTTAGGTTTCCGAGCGGTTCAATTATCACTGAATTAGTTCACAATAAAGTAGAAGAAGACCATAAAAAAGAAGTTGAAAGAAAAAACTCTGAAATTGAAGCTATTGTGCATCAACAAAAGGAAAAAGACCGTATGGTTATAGAAAGTAGCAAGTTAAGTAAGGACTTGAAAGAAGTTTTAATTAGAAGGTTTAGATTATGATTAACTTGTTTGAATTTGCTTTACTTACTAAAAGAGAGTACGCCGATTTAGCGGTTAAAGCTTTCAAGTATGATGATTATGTTAGTAAGTCTAAACTTGAGCAAGATGTTAAATTACAATTAGAAGAAACTAAGAAGAAATACCCAAGTACAATCATTAGATACGCCGGTACACCAAAACAAGGCAGTGCAAGTTATCCAATAGATGTTAGGAATTATGCAACTTGCGGGCAGAACGACGTGGACTTAAAACAATTCCTAGGCGCATTAAGTGTACAAAATGTTATGAACGCTAAAGGTATGACCTATCATGAAGCTTGCGACGAAGTAATAGTTAATATTAATCAAATGACTAAAGTTAACTACGCTTTTGACACGGACAATTATGGCTTTAGTGAATACTGGCAATTCGCTCCTATAACGTTTAAGATTGGTAGTGGAGATTGTGACGACTATGCTATTCTTCGATACGTTCTTTATCGACTTGCTGGCGTTCCAGCAGAATTAATTCGAATCGGCGTAGGCTTAACTGCAAACGGACAAGGTCACGCGACAATTTATTACTTATCAAGCGCATTAGAATGGATTCATCTCAATAGCACTTCTTCGTTTTCAAAGGTCGAAGATACAATAAACAAACAGACTTTAAAAGACTCTGCCCTCGAAATTCAGGACTTTTGGTTCTCTTTTAACGAATTAGGTGCTTGGAGTAAAATAGAGTCAAAAGAAGCGCTTTCTTCGCTTAAGACCCATGCTAAGTTCAAAATCGTTCAAAAATAGTTAGTCCTACCAACACGTTTATATACTACCTGCCTACCCTTACAAGACTGGACAGTAATTTGTCTAAAGTGAAATTCAAATTATGACGCTAATATATGAGGGAACTTTTTCAAATGAAAAAGGACGTCTTTTAAGTTGTTTAGATCGCACTAATGGCATAATACGTCATTTAAATTGCGATGCAAATGGCAATATTAAAATTGCACTCGTGTAGATTGAGGTTGATAGTTAAATGTCATTATATTCTGATGGAACGCCTTATACAACTTCCCCTAAAATGGAAAGTACTTTTATTAGCGCACTTGACCGCACTAACAACATAATTCGGCACGTTAACATCGATGCTAATGGAAACTTAAAAGTTAGCGCAGCAAGCGCTAATTATGCGGACGACATACCACTTAACTTTGGAAGCTCTAGCAACGCAAATATCGAATACGATACTGACATAACTGGTGCGAATCACCTAGTCATTAGAACTGATGACGGTGGTTTGCAAATTAAGCGTAAGGCAGATGCAGCAGTTGACACTAACCCTACTTTTTCCGATGGGTCACAAGCACGTTTAGTTTTATGGAATGCGGGGGCTACAGCTAGAAGTGAAATCTATACTAGCACCACTAACTTACTTATTCGAAGTAACACGGACATGTGGCTTCTACCTGCGTCAGTATCTGGCGGTGGAAGAGTACTTTACATAGGTTCTGGGGCAAACACTTGCACAGTTCATATTAGCGGATCTGCGTCAAGTAATAATACACTTAACTTTGGAAGTACAACTGGAGCAGCAGGTAGTATTTTAGGAAATACCAGCAGCGGTTTAACATTTACTCCGCCTACTAGTGGTAGCAGATTTCTTAATTTTGCAGGCGCAATAAAATTCGCAAAAAGAAACGTTGCAGATATAGCAGACACTACACTTGCCACTGATAACATAATTGCATATACCACTTTAACTGCATCGCGCGTAGTTACCTTAATTGCAGCCGCTAGTACGGGTGGAACAACAACTGCGCCATATTTCCTAACAATTAAAGACGAAAGTGGAAATTGCGCGGGCGGAGTTACTATCACAGTCGATGGAAATGGGGCCGAAACCATAGACGGCGCGGCTACTTTAGTTTTAAACACAGCTTATTCGTCAGTTACACTTTACTGCAACGGTACGGCTTGGTTTAGAGTTCAAGGGTGATTTTTAACTTTTGAGTGAATACAATCCAAACTATCTTAGTAGACAAAGAAACATACCGCCTAAATTACATCAAACTATTAATGCAGGAACTATGAGAGTTCCAAGTCGTTTACTAACCGCTAGAGCTAGCAGTGAATATGACGCCAATCATACGGCTAGTGAAGTTTTAGGTACTGATGATACTTTTGCTTTAACTGTTAATCCTAATGGTTGGGCTAATGGCGGTGGTATTTCATCAACTACTGCAGTTGATGAATGGATTGAAGTAGAATGGACTGCCACTCAAGTTGAAAATGAAATAGTGGCTCAAGATGGTTCAAGTATAGCCGCGGGACACAATTATCACGATCCATCAAGTAGCGAATATGGTAATAACGACCGTGGTTTAAACCAAATGGAACCATGGGTTGCTTCTAGTTATAATACTTTTCAAAATTACGCAATAGGTGGACAAACACTACAAAGCATTAATAGCGATTTAGTTGCAAGTACTTTCGCTAGTTCTCCACAATATTTAATAGTCCAAGGCGGAGTAAATAACATTCTTACTAGTGGTGATAGTGATGCCACTATTCAAACAGAATGGGATAACTTATTTACCCTGTGTGCTAGCAATAACGTAGTTCCGTTTCCTGGCCTCGGTTTTCCATTATTAAAAGCAGGTAATTACGACTCGGCTACTAATTTAGAAAAAATGGAAGTAATGTATAACTACATTCAAACTATTTGCCTAAATAACGACTTTGCTTACATGGACTTTACGGCAGTTCTAACGCAACCTAATTCTCTAAGATACGGAGAGGGTACTTATTTCGAAAGTGACAACTTACACACTAATGAAGTAGGCTACCGTAGATCTGCAAGCACTATACATAGCATATATCATCCAGAAGATTATGTAATTACTGGTATCGAAATTAGTACGAAAATGGAAAATCCAGCTAGTGGTGATTTTAACCGACCTAGAGTCATTTATATTGAAACTGATGATAGATCTTTTAGACAAGTTAAACAACTAAGTGCTTTTGAAAGATTGCACTACATTAGGCTAAAAAAACCACACAGCACTAAGCGACTGAGGATATATATCTCGACTTGCGATGGAACAACTGGAGCAGCTAAATTTACAGGCATAAGTCGTATTACTTTAATCGCCGCTCCAAAACAAGTTAGTTATGAGCGCGGAGATCGCTTCTTCGAAGGATCTTTAATGAGCCGAGGTTTCGAATTTAAAGATGATTTTATAGGCAATGCACTTCGTCCAGAATGGAATCTTACCGTAATAGGCGCAGCGACAGGAGCAATGCAAAACGCCTTAAATGGAAAATATCGACTTACTGTTACAACCAGTGCTACAAGTGATGAAGCGAATTTAAACTTTGGATCTCAAATGCCCATAAACGTATCGCAAAATCCAGTTATTGAATTTGTACATACCATGGGCGCTGCGATTGGATCGTCTGATTGTTTTATTGGAGTTAGAGCGGATGCAAATAATTACTTCGGAGTAGAAGCATTAAGCGCGGATGTCAATTGGCAGTGCGTATCTGTAAATGGAGGTACAAAGACTACCGTAAATTCTGGAGAGACTAAAAATGCTAATGAGACGTTATATTGGCGTATCGTTGTTGATTCAGATCAAAAAACAGCTACTAGTAGTCGCATTAGGTTCTTTAAGAGTACTACGGGCTACGACAATTTCGTATTAGTGGCTACGATAACAACTAATGTTTCTTCAAGTAACATGCAACCATATATCTCCATAGTATCTAAAGCAGTCGCAACTACGCGCACAATGGACATAGACATGTACAATATTTCTCAAAGACGATTCGCAAGCTTATAGCATTTAGATTAAAAGGTGATGAGTAAAAATGACAAATAAGAGCAATGGAATATTAGAAAAGTTTAATGAAATTATGACAAATTCAACCGAAGGCAGATCAATAAGACGAGCTTTAATAACGCTTTTTTTTGGATCATTAATATTTTTAGTAGATGGGTTAACCACTAACACTAATGATTTAATGTCGTTTACTGGTATATTTTTACTTTCAGGTTTAATGGGCGTTCAAAAATACGTAAAAGAAAAGTGGATGACTGAATAAATCGCCATCTAAGTAAAAAAGAGGTAACTTATTAATGGCAATACTACCAAAAAGCGGTAGGCAACTAGATTATGACGAGCGCTTATTCGAAGAACTGCAGACAGTAAAGCAGATTCTTAATGATGTTCGTAGTGATTTCAGAACGGAAGTCGCCGTAATCAAAAACGACGTTAAGAATTTGAATGAAAAGGTTCAAGAAAACAGCCAGGATATTAAGAACCTTCAATTCAAAACAGTCGCTATAGTCACAGGTTTAAGCACAGTACTAGTCACTATTTCATCACAGGTAATTTCTTTTTTTTCTAAAACAAAGTGAAACGCAACTTTATTATACAAGCGATGATTAATAGTGCATTAGGACCTCGAGGCTAAAGGTTGAAAATCCCACTGCACATGGATGAAGTACAAAAAGGCTTAAACGCAAGCCTGGATCGTAAGTATTTTTACGACCGACGTAGTCAATTCTCATACACGAGCTTAAACTGCTCGGCGTGCCCAGGGCTAACTATCTTTTCAGAAGTCGTTTACAGCGACGATAACAAACGCGAGTATATTTACAAGTGTCCGAATTGCGGTAGTTTGAAACGTTTTAATTACAAGCCTCGTAAAGCTCCTATGAGGTTAGAAGTCCAGTGAACCCCGCGCCAACAACGACGCTCCCCGTTCCGCCTAAGTTACTTAGAGTAGACGATAAAATGTGGCAATTGTTTTGCTTTAAAACAAGCGAACTAGAATTAAAAGGCCTGACTATTAAAGATGCGTACGAATTGCTTAAAGAACATTATCCTAATTATCAATTCACTTATCAAACGTTCAGTTCTCGCGTGCGCAAGTACTACAAAGACCGTTCTTTTTTAATTTGGCCTGACTTAGCTGATACGCTAATGAACCAGTTTAAACGCCGCTACGAAAAAGGAATGGCCGGAGCAGAAGCGAAACAAGACTGGGCAACGTTCCTTCGCGCTAATTTTGAATTCATCAAAACAATGCAAAGCATCGGAATCGTCCCGCAAGTCACCGGCGCGTCGACTAAAATGCCAGATGAGAATATTCAAATCATAGATCAAGTCATGAAAGAGGTACATAAGAAGAAACTTGATGAACAAAACGCAAAACTCAACACTGCAACAATTCCAGACGGCACATCAGGGTCTGAAAACACTGGACAAGAAAACACTTGAATACGTATTAAATGACCCCGTGTATTTCTTCCACCTAGTGAAACACAAACGCCCGTTCAACTACCAGGAGGACTTGCTTCGTGCCGATCGTGACATTATTTTTAAAGCCGGCCGACAAGTAGGTAAAAGTACAGTAGCGGGAGTAAGCGCGCTATACACAGCGTACACTACACCTAAGTCTTGCGTGGTCATCTTCTCTCACGCGCAAAGACAAAGTAGTTTAATGTTTAGCGAAATAAGGTCAATGATTAGAGATAACGCCTGGCTCGAGCATCACTTAATATCAAACTCTGCAACTTACCTGGAATTCGATCATGGTAGTAAAATTTACGCTTTACCCGCGCCTAATGAAGGGGCGTCTATTCGTGGTTTTTCCCCGACTAAAATCATCCTCGAAGAAATGGCGTTCATGAAAGACTCTGCCGTTGATGCTATAATGCCCATGAAAGCTAGCACTGGCGCGCAAGTTATAGCAATTTCTTCCCCTTTTGGACAACGTGGCGCGTTTTATGACTTATGGACACGTAGCAAGATGATTAAATTAGACGTTCCAACACGGCGTAATCCGTTAGTTAAAGCGTCATTTCTTGCGGAAGAGCGGGAGAGAATGACTCTTAGTACTTACATGCGCGAGTACGAGGGCGTGTTTGACGCACAAGAAGGAGGTTACTTCCCTAGTGACTTGATTCTTAATTGTATTAATGATGCGCCAGTTCATTCGAAAGAAACACACACTTACTTTCTTGGAGTTGATTGCGCGCGTCAAGGTGCGGATGAAACAGTTTATACAGTCACTGCTTTTGACGGGCAAAATTACCACGTGGTGGAAATTCAAAATCAACCTAAGAATTACATGAATGAAGTCGTTGGGCGGATTAAGTACTTGCATGATATTTACAACTTTAAGAAGATTTATGTCGACACGCTTGGACTTGGCGCGGCTATGGATATGTTTCGGGAAATGCCCGAAATTCCAATTGAAAATATGCCATTCACTCAAGTTAACAAGGAAAAGCTTTACCCAAACTGTAAACATTTGATGGAACAGGGTCGATTAAAGTACATTCGAAATGAGAAGTTGATAAACCAAATGATGGAATTACAGTGCATCTTTTCAAGCAATGGGCACATGTCCTTCCACCATCCAGACAATGGATTTGACGATTATCCCGATTCTTTAGTTTTAAGCGTATTTGCTAACTATACCGAAGGAAGCCAAGAAATTCGCCTCCTAGACTCAGGAATAAACATCAGGGGAGTATATGACGCAGACACAATGAACGGCGGACTATGGTAAAGGTTTAAATACTACCTGCTTACCCTTACAACACTAGGCGCGTTTGCTACTTGTAAGGAGTTAAGAGAAGTGTAATCTATGGGCATATTTGATTCAGTTATTAAGTACGTTAACAAAGGTAGCGATAAGCCAAAAGAAATCCTTCGCCCAATAGCAACTATGCAGCCAATGCAAGTGACAAACGGGAAATACGAAGTTCCAACCTGGCCCTTCTCGTACTTATTTTTATGGAACATAGCGCAAAATAGCGACGTAACTCGGCTTACTATTTCTAATATTAGAAACGAAGTTTTTCGCCGTGGTTTTGAATTAGAAAACGCTTTCGAAAGCAAATGCACTAACAACGACTGCGGACGAGAATATCCTTACAGTTTAGATAAATGCGAAATATGCGATTCACAAACCCGCACGCCATCCAAAGATCAAGCCTCCCGTTGGAATAAATTCTTTTACATAAAATGCAACAAACTAGGCGGAGGAGAAAACTTTCTCGACGTACTAAACGCGCTAGAAGAAGACTTAAACATTTGCGACAACGCTTACGCGATGTTCGTAAAGAATTACGCTTATGACGAGCATGGCTATATTAAAGCCGCTTTTATTACTGAATTTCAACGCGTTCACCCCGCCAACATTCGCCTATTAAGAAACAAGTACGGAGAAACTGGATTCGAATACACGTGTCCAATTCACCGAACTAAAGCATTTCCCGAAAAAGGAAAGTGCAAAGAACAAGACTGTAATCTTCGCCTTTATCCCGTTGAATTTGCCGCGGTAGATTCAAACGGAGGAATAAGCGGAAATCCAACACTTTACTACATCGAGGGTGAAGTTAAACATTTAGTGCGTTATACGCCAACTAGCGACTACGGATACCCTCCATTGTTTAGCATTTGGCAAAAAGTATTAACCGACTTAAAAATCGACACGTACATGTTTGACGCGTACGCCAAACAACGCAACCCCAACCAAATGCTCTTATTCCACACTAGTAACGCCGAAGCTCTAGAAAAGGCGATTATGAACTGGAACACACGAACCAAACTTAACCCGCATGCAATTACGCCAA